CGTTACTTAGAATTTTAGTTGATATTGTACCTGGAGCGAGAACTAAAGTTCACGCAGCCATTTCTCGCCAGATTTCGTCTTAGACCAAATCACGAGACCTGTGCCGATAACCGCACCTATGAACATAAATAAAGTTGCTAGTTCCATAATCTAAACATTTGAATTATTATACTTCATTACATTATTAGCGAAATAAGCGAAGGCGAATGACGCTATGACACCGAAGGCAATAAAAAGGATATTATACAATCCTATCTCATCGCCAGTAATCAATGGAGAGAAACCACCGATACCCGTTCCGCTTATAAACAGATTGGAGACACCATACAGATACGTTGCAAGCAACGTCCTGCGGTCGTGCTCTTTAATTAACTTACTGACCATACCTTATAATTCACGCAGCCACTTCTGACCTTTCTTTGATTTCAAGAAAATACCGAATGCAATGGTCATTCCCAATGCCATCACGTTAAATAACAAAAAAGCATCCATAATCTTTATTTTTTAAATTTCATTATATAATTTGCAAGGTACGCAAGTGATGCGCCACAAGCCACACCCGACACCAAGCAGACTTGATGAACCGCCTGCAAGGGGTCACCAGTTAGTAGAGGAGACAGACCACCGACAGCAACGCTTCCGTACATCATTTTCGAGCAGTCGTACAGATACCCAGCCAAGAGCTTTCTTCTGTCCGTCTCCCTATCGTCTGTTGTTTTTTGACTAACCATATTTTTTCATTTTGCAAAGTTACTAAATTATTTTTGTCCCACAATGGCAAGCAGCGTTTTTACTTGACTTTGCAGGAACTCATTCTGTTCTCGCAGCAGTTTATTCTCAGCAGCCAAGGCAGCATCACTACCTATTGACTGAGAAACGTTTGAACTGTTCGAACCATTGACGTTTGAACCGAAAACAGCCTCTTCCATCTCGGCTGGTAGGGGAGGGGCACACTTGTCGATGATTTCCTTTATCTTTTGAAAGAAATCTATCTTTATAGACTTGCGATTAAACTTCGCATTCAAGTTCTGCGGACTAGTTCCTAACTCCTCCGCAACAGCAGCAACGGACATTCCCGAGCGCTTTATATATTGTTTCAGTTCTTCTCCGTTCATATTAAAACAAAATTAAATAATATTAAAATAAAATTAAAATCACCTCTAAATGTTTTATATTCCAAAATATTTTTTTTATTTTTGCACTCGAATTTCAAAGCGAGTTTAAAAACTCATTTGCAAAGATAAAGAAAATAATTTAAAATACAAATAAAATGGGAGAAAATTTTAATTATGATTTCAGAACCCCACTGCAGAAGCAGCAGGACGAAAGAAAGAAGAACATCATAGCGATGTTTGCAGATTTCCGAGCAAAAGCACCTGCCGAGACCTCAGACAGCAGAATTATGCTCGCAGTATCACAGCGTGTTGGTTGCACCCAGCAAAACGTGCGTGTTATCCTTATCAAGGCTGGATTGATAACACCAAAGAAGAGACGTGCAGCCGTACGCAAGTAATCAAGTGGAACCATTAAACATTCAGAGCGTATGAAGAAGTTTATCGAGATTATCACAAGTGACGAAGTAATAAGCCTGGCAGTTGCCATCGTATTAGTAACTTTAATCTTTTGGAGGGCTTAATATGACGAACGTAGAACCAAAGGTAGCGGATGCAGGCAGATACACCATGACAGAGACCTGCAAGGTGCTTGGCATCCATCGCAACACCCTGCGCAGATGGTTGCAGGCTGGTAAGATTAAGGTCAAGTTTCGCAGAATCGACAACCGCAAGGTCTTCGAGGGCAGCGAGATAAAAAAAGTATGGAGGATTGCCCTATGAGCAAGTTATCAATCAATATGCGCAGGATGATCGTAAAGTACACAGACATCTGCTGGCTTATCACTAACTGGAAGGCGAACCGAAAGACCCGAAAGTGTTGCGAACTAAACAACAAGTGCTACTTCGAGGCAGAGCGGAGAATCCAGTACAGAGAGTTTGAAGGCAACCTTTGCGTGGCACTGGATAACATACCGCTCATACCAGTGGACGAAATTGGCGACAACGAGGTATTGAAGTCGTGCCGTGAGACCTTCCAAAGTTACATATTCAATAAGAGAGGAGGTAACGAATGAAGAAGATAATAGAGGATTGCAGGAAGAAGATGTACGATGCCATCTGGCTGGAGTTAGACCGTGAACCACAGCAACCAGCGGTTGCAAGGGTAGATATTAAAACCAAGGCAGGCAACATCTGCGTATGGTGCGACAGAACCGGGAACACAGCGGTCGTGACGCACAAGAATAGCAACAACGACAGCGAGCGGCTGGAGGAAGCCATCGAGGGCTGCGTCAACTATAAAGACGTGCTGGACGACTGGCTGGAGGAGAACAGCCAATACGCAGACCAAGACCCGATGGACGCCTTCGAGGAAAGCAGGCTCGACAGCCTTATGGCTCAACTGGTTTGACTACGATGTTAAACAATTATTATATGGCTTCCTGCAGTGGCAGGGCAAAGGGCGCACGCAAAACTCATTTTTCAAGGTTATCTAAAATTAGTTGTTTTTACCATGTAATATGCGGAAACGACAGCGTGCGCCCTGCAACGGAAGGGCATCCCTCGGCAGCTGGCAAGGGGGGGGTAAATTTTGGCAGTCAACTGGGGTTCGAATCCCCAGCCTTCCACTAGAGTTAATGAACAATAAGTTGAACAATAAAAAGAACGAATTATGGAAAATGAAATTATTCAAGTGAGCGGTGGCGAAATGCTGGAAGCTATCAACCGCTCGGAGATTGACGGACAGATTGCAACAGCGCACAAGTTCCCGAGAGACATCATGCAATGCAAGAAGAATATGGTAGCATTGGCAGCCATGGACGATGATGTAGCATACAATTGCTTCTATCACCTAGAGCGCAAGGGCAAGGATGGTCAGGTATCGGTTATCGAGGGTCCTAGCGTTAGGTTCACGGAAATCATTTCTGCCTGCTGGAAGAACCTGCGCATCGCGGGTCGCATCATCGCAAACGATGGCAAGACCATCACGGCACAAGGCGTCTGCCACGACCTCGAGAGCAACGTTGCCTACTCCGTGGAAGTGAAGCGAAGCATTCTGACATCGAAGGGCTACACCTTCTCGCAGGACATGCAGGTGGTAGTTGGCAATGCAGCCGTGGCGATTGCCCAGCGTAACGCAATCTGCAAGGTCGTGCCGCAGGTATTGATTGCAAGCGTGGTGAAGGAAGTGCAGGCAAAGGCACTGGAGCACATCAAGCAGACTGGCGTACAGAGCCAGTGGAAGAGCTGCGTAGCCTGCTTCCAAGTGTACCAGGTAACAGACCTTATGCTGCTGGAATACCTGGGCAAGAAATCAGCCGAGGAAGTCACGGCAGAGGATATTCAGAAGCTGGCTGGTGTGTACAACGCTATCAAGGAAGGCACAACCACCGTAGAGGAGACCTTCAAGAAGCCAAAGCAGCAGGAATCCATCGCACAGCAGGCGCAGGCAGCAGCCGAGAGCGCACAGAAGAAGGCAGAGAAGGCAATGAGCCGCAGCCAAGGAAAGACTGGCACAGCAGCGAAGAAGTAGTTTAGTTTATAAAGTTATAACGTTTGCCCGAACCGCCACGGCACAACCTATGGGGTGGGCTCCCATCATAACCTACCAAGGGAAGCCGTGGCAATTTTTAAACATTCAGTAATAATATGGCAGAAAAAGAAAACAATCAGAGACACAAGAGCACCATCGACAAGTACTTTGACAGAACCGCCAAGGCATACAAGACATGGGTCGAGGAAAACGAGGAAGAAAGAAATTTTCTACAGATTGCAGCAGAAGATAATGGGGATTTAAGCGAAGAAGGTGGCAAAGGCTTCGATTTCCATATTGCCTATTCCGGAAAAGCCGATATTCTCGCAAGTGGACTTGTGCATTCAATGAAGAGGGATGAATTCGTTCGTCAGCTTATCATTGGAGCAGCGAAAATGTATTATACCGCAAACATAAAAATAAAAGACAATGAAACAGATAATCAAATATAAAAGCAGAGAGGAGTGGTTGCAGAACCGCTCCAAGGGAATAGGTGCATCAGAGGCAGGCACAGTACTGGGACTGAACCCATGGGAAACACCATACCAGCTGTGGCGAAGGAAGAAGGGTATCGACCCACCAAAGGTTGAGAACTTTGCGATGGTCGCAGGACATCTGCTGGAGGATGCCGTGGCGCAGTTCTTCAAGCGAGAGAGCCACTGCCACATCATCAAGGCGAGCACGGACGACTACACTATCACGAACACCGATACTCCGTATCTGCGTGTATCTCCTGACCGCACCTTCTGGAGAGTCTCTGCAACGCACAACGAAGCGAGCAAGAGCATCCTCGAGTGCAAGACCACGCAGATGCAGATAGATGCAGACGACCTTCCGAAGCACTGGTTCTGCCAGCTACAGATGAACCTCGGAGTTGGCGAGTACAAAGATGGAGCACTTGCCTGGCTGACAGCAGGCAGGGAGTTCGGCTACCGTGACATCGATTTCGACCCCGAATTCTTCGGATGGATGCGTGACGAGATAACCAAATTCTGGCTTGACTACATCGTGGGCAACCAAGAACCACCTGCGTACAGCGCACAAGACGTTCTCTTGAAGTCGCCACTGCACAAGGCAGGAAAGGAGATTGAAGCCACAGCAGAAATCGGGGATATGCTCATCGAGTTGAAGGAAATCAAGGAGAAGGGCAAGGCACTGGAGAACCGACAGAAGGAGATCGAGGACAACTTGAAGCTGTTCTTCGGGGACGCAGAGAGCATCGTGGACGGAAACGGCAAGACGCTGGCAACGTGGAAAGCACCGAAGGCAAGCGAGAAGTTCGATGCCAAGGCTTTTCAGGCAGACCATCCTAAAGCGTGCGCCAAGTACATCAAGCAGGTGCAGGGAGCAAGAAGGCTACTCATCAAGTAAAGGCAGGGCTTATGGCTGTTTCTATATCAAAAACCGACCTAAGGAATATAATTTCCCAACTGGAGAATTATATTTCCCTAGGTGGGGAAGTGACAGCACCGACCGACACAAGTCAGCGGAACAAAATCCGTATGGCTACCGTGCTCAAACGGAAGCTGGAAAAGAAATTATCATTATCAGAATAAAATCATGAACGATTCATTCATCTTATACACATCAGACTATCAACTAATCGAGGGGCTGACGGACGAGCAACTCGGGCAACTGACCCGGGCACTCTTCATATACGCAAGGGATGGCGAGGTTATCAATCTAGAACCAGTCGTACGTATGGCTTTCGTCTTTATCAAAGACAAGATTGATAGAAACCAGCAGAAGTATCAAAAGAAATGCGAACGTAACCGGGAGAACATTCGTAAACGATGGAATAAATCGAATACGAATAATACCAAAGAAAACGAACGTATACCAAATGATACGAGCGTATACGAACGTATACCAAACGATACGACACGATACCTATATGATAGTGATAGTGATAGTGATAGTGATGCAAGTAAACTTGCAGATAATAATAAACCTTCTAAAGAAGGTATTCTGAGTGCATCGGTCAAGACCGAAGCATCCGGTGGCGGCAAGGTTTCGAAATCTCAAAAGATAGAGTATGCTGCCGTCAAGGAATACTGGAACCGCAAGCATGATGAGACGAAGAGTGCGATGCCGCCTATTACGCTCATGACTGAGAACCGCAAGGTGATGGTCAAGGCAAGGGTTCGTCAATGCAAGGGAGACGTGAAAACTCTGTACCGGGTAATTGACATTGCGATGGCATCTGACTTCATGAACGGCAATAATAAGCATGGCTGGCTCGGCAAGTTCGACTGGATATTCGGTAATGAGCAGAATTTCGCAAAGGTGCTGGAAGGCAACTTCAACAACGAGCCAGCCACAAGCCAGCAGCCGCAATCGGCAGCAGCCAAGGCGCAGGATCCTGCGGCAACGGCAAGACCGAGCATCGGGGAACTCTACGAGCAAGCCAAGCACCAGAAGCCAGCGAGCCAGCAGAGCCAAGACAGCAAGTTCAGATGGGTAATCCAGCAGAACCTCGAAGACTTGAAAAAGAACCCGAACAACAAGCCTGCCAAGGATTCGCTGACAAGATACTACGAGAAGGGAGTTCTGCAGCGGCTGGGCATCGACTGGAAGCCCGAAAAATAACGAATGAGGGCAAGAGTATAATCTTTAAAGAAATTAAAAAAAAAATAAAACAAGGAATAGCGTATGGATAAGTTAGAATATATTCCAGGAGATTTTGTAATGACAAACGGAGTACCTTTAGGAACCTCTAAGAATGTTGTTTACAGAGTAACATCATCTGACCCATCAAAGACTTTGAAGTTAGACGATGGAACGGTTCTGAAAGGTGTTGTCTGCTTAGAGAACATCGAAGGTGCGGAATTTGGAGAGAAAGGCTATCTCTTAGGTGACTGCTGTGCTTGGGTTAAGGATATTGTTCAGATTCCTATTACTCAGAAAATTCTATGTAAGAATAAATGGGAAACAAATGATATTGACTATGATTATAGCATCAATGATAAGTTATACTTTCGTGCGTTCCCAGCAGAAAGAAAAGTAGGCTGTATTGAATTAGAAGTCTATAACAATATTGCTCCATCTGATAGCTATGACGTATGCCAAGATGATTTTTATCTTGGGGATATTTCATACGTGCATGACTTGCAGCACCTTCTCTTCGGTCTAGGACTTAACATAGAAATGAAGGTGTAATGGAAGAAAAAAGTAATAGTCCACGAATGAGGGCAAAAATAGCCGCTCTGAGCCGTTTTCACGCTTCGGGCGGTAAATTATAAGGCAAACATATTTTAAACACTTAAAACAAAAGAATTATGGCAAAAGAAGTATGTATTGTAAACAACGAATGCTTTAATACAGATTACCCAGTAGGGGCGACAATTAGCATTGAAGGTGTAAATTGCAATGTGGTTGAGGATATAGGTCTATCTGAATATATCTGCAACGAGTGCATCTTGAACGGTAAGAGAGAAGGCATTATGTGCAGGAATCTTGCTTGTCTGAATAGTGAAAGAGAAGACCGCAAGGACGTACACTTCGTAAAGATTAGAAGCCATGAATGAATTATTTTTTCACGAATGCCGTGCCGCAGGGCTCGTATTCAAGACATCGAACGATTGGTGCAAATGGCTGACCGATAACAGCTACGACATCAAGAAGCCGGTCGCAGAGCATGAAGGCTTCAAGTATAACATCAAGGATGAGTGCATCAATCCTCACGTAATCGAGTATTCCGTAGAGGGTGTAGACAACTGGGGATGGAAGGTAATGACCGCCAACACCCAGTTCGGCTGGATATGGGGCTACAGCATTCAGAAGGGAAAGCATGGGTACGACAGCCCGGTAGCCTACCCGAGTAGATATGACACTCTCAGCATCTTCTACGGTAACGAGAAGGAAGCGGAGCATGATGCCCTGACCTGCATCATCAGAGACCTCGAGAAGAATGCTGGAACCAAGAACACCAACCTCCTTCTCTGGGCGGCTAAAAAGAAGCGAGCAGACATCATTCATCCACAGCAGGAACTTTTTGGAAAGGAGGTGGAGGGATGAAAATATCAGCATTTATAAAACTTCTTGAAACTCACAAGAAACAGTTTGGTAATATAGATGTTGTTGATGACTTGGGATATATCACAAATGACCTTGTATACAACGAAGAAGATAATTCTTTGATGATAGTTACAGACACATTCAGAAAAGTAAGAAGAAATGAAAAAGATTGAAATCATCACAGATGAACACCGACATCACGTATACGTTGGCAACACCGACTTCTGGCTTAATACCAAGGAACTGTTGGAACTTTATTTCAAACTCGGACACGTAAAGCTGTAAACAATAAAAAACATTCAGATTATGAAAGTGAGAATAGCAAACAATAAAAACATTCAGACAATGGATCAGAAAGATATTGATATTTACGAGAAACTCAAAGACGAAGAGTACGGTACAGAGTTGTACACGCCAATATGTGGAAATGTTTGGCATAGTGGAATGGCAAACGACAAGGACAGTGCGAAAGCAATCTGGACTGAGGACGGAGCTGGAAGAGAACACTTTTTCGACAAGAACGGAAAAATTTATAAAGAAGGAGAAATTCTGCTCTTCCCTTCGAAACAAATGAGAGACTGGAGCAAGTTCTTCAAGAAGGGAGACGTGCTGGAGTATGTAGGCGACAAGAAATTACAAGGAACCTGCACATTCGAGAAATACGAGGATGAGACGAAGACACGCTTTTTCGGAAGATTCGTCAAGGAGAAAGAAGTACTTAACCCAAACCTTTCTGCGAATTTCCGAACAGTCGATTGGGTCAAGAAATATGACCCAACTGGATATATCCGATTCGTTGAAGAGCGGCTCGGTGGCAAGTTGAACCGTAAAACCCTGGAGATTGAGAAGACTCAGCCAGCGAAACCTACGTTTGAAATTGGCAAACTCTACGTTTTCAGAGAGGAAGATGAGGACGGAAAGGTGGCAGTTATCGGTAAGGTTATCGGCAAGAACGAAAGTGATGGCACGCTGACATTCGGAGAGCAGTACGACATCGAGAACGAGCATTTCGTGACCAATGAAACCTTCTATCTGAATATCAGTTTGCACAAGGAACTCAGGGAAGCAACAGAACTCGAAGCAGAACTGTTCGCTAAGCATCGCTCTATCCGGTTGAAGGAAGAGAAGGAGGCGAGGGAGCAGCCAGACTTCAAGACCTTTGACAAGGTACTTGTAAGGTGCGGGGAAAAATTCAAGTGGCTCCCAGCGTTCTTTATCCGTGACCGTGGAGAGGATTTTGCGGCTAGATACAACGTATTGCCTTTACATAGCGGAAAGCCAGCGGATTTCACCAGCTGCATCACATACGAGGGGCACGAGAATATCGCCTTTACTGACTACGACATCGAGAAACTGCCATTCTAGGACGTATGGCGAGTGAATTATGCAAGGCTTGCGAGGGAGGGCGAAACTGCATAAATGGCATATATTGCCCGGCACGCAAGCAATATGTAGAACATCAGGTAATACTTGAATGCAATGAGCGATTTCGCAACAAGGGAGAAGAACAGAACGTACTACCAGGAACACCGGGAACAGATCCTCAGAGCCACGAAGGAATGGCGAAAGAGAAACCGGGAAAAATACCGGGCGTATCAAAAGGAGTACTGGAGTAAGCACTACCGGAACTACGGTACAAAGAACCGGGTAGCCGACAGAGCGATGCGTGAGAGGAAGAAGCCGGACGTAGAGAAGGCTCTTTCCATGTTCAAGAATCCGCAGCAGGCAGCGCATCTGGCATGGCTGCTCGAGAACAAAAAAGAATAATCGGTCGTGAGTTCAATAATAGAGTTATTAACCAGCGAGGACAGAAGGAGATAGGCTCTAATATCAAAACAAATAAACTTATAACATCTTGAAATTACGATATGAGAGCCGGAAACGCATCTCCCGAAGTCTGACAACAAACAAAGAAAGCGAGGTGGTACATGAAGAAGTAAGAAAAAGAAATCGTTAGAAAATTATGCTTTTATTCATTCGGCTGGCGGTGGAAGAAGGAAGAACCCTGCAACATATACATTTTGTTATTCATTTATTTTGCAACCGCAGGCACAACTTCCGGAATCCCTGCCAGCTTTCTCTATCGCAACCCAAAAGAAGGGAAAGAAAGGGGTAGGGGAAAGATAGGGATAATAACGCATGTGTGCACGTATATGCGCACGTAAAGGGTGTTTGACAGAACGACACCAGCAAAACAAAATAAACGCTTATACGCGAAATTTGAACAAAATAAGTACTTTAAAGAAAAAATGAAATGGAAAAAGGAACAGTTATAATCGGAATCGACCCCGATAATCAGGAAAGCGGAGTTGGAGCAGTCTTTGACGACAAGAAGTTTCTCGCCTACAAAATGAATTTTCCTTCATTGATAGATTACCTCAAGGCTATGAACGAGAGTCGCAAAAAGGTTAAGGTCGTTATTGAAGGCGGCTGGCTCAACAAGAGCAACTGGCATGTGCTAAGTAAATTCATGACAGCAGTCAAGGCAGCAGCAATCGGACGTTCTACCGGAATGAACCATCAGACCGGAATCTTGATTGTCGAGTGCTGCAAACACTACAATATCCCCTGCGAAATCGTCAAGCCACTAAAGAAGTGCTGGAAGGGTAAAGACGGAAAAATAACCCAAGACGAACTTGCTTATTTTGTAAGCGCAGGACAAAAGTTGCCGAGAATGAACCAAGACCAGAGAGACGCACTTCTCCTCGCATGGGTCTGTGCAGGATACCCGGTCAGAGTGATGCCGAAGAAACCGCAGACAACCCTGCAGAAGACCATCAGAGCCTTTGATGGATAAAATAAAACGAAGTGTTGGAAAAAGTTAAAAGTGGGCAAAGAGCGAACAACTAAAGCAAAAAAGTAGTATCTTTGCGCCAGTGTTTATCAAATAAGCAGTATTTCGAACTTAAAACAAGAAGAAAATGAAAACAGAAGAAATCGCACTATCGAGGGTCAGCGAGAACGAAGCGAACCCTAGAACCATAACTGAGGCGAATTTCCAAAAGCTGGTAAAGAGCATTCTTGTATTTCCTAAGATGCTCCAGCTTCGCCCTATAGTCGTAGACGAAACCTACAAGGCACTGGGTGGCAATATGAGAACGAGGGCACTCTGCCACATCGTGAGTATGACACCCGAAGCCATCATGGACGTTCTCGACACAGACCAGCGACTGACCGATGCAGAGAAGCTGGCAATCGCCAACTACTGGAGCCAGTGGAAGGAGCAGCCAACTGCAACTATCGTTAAGGCATCAGACCTCACGGAAGGACAGAAGAAAGAATTCATCATAAAGGATAATGCTGGCTTCGGAGACTGGGACACCAATGCACTGGCGAACCAGTGGAATACCGACCTTCTCAAAGACTGGGGTGTGGAATCTTTCAATAACTACGATATAAGCGGTTTTTTTTGATGAAGATGATAAATCTATCGGAAACGAAGAGAAAACCGCTCAGAACGAGAATTTAACCTAAAATCCGCAAGCAATCTCAATGGCAATCTCAATTGCAGTAAAGAGCTTGAACACTATGCATCATGATAGTATGAGCGTGAATTTTGTCCGATTTGTGCATACCTTCCCCTTACCCCACAATGCGACTTGAGGCAATACGCAGATTAAAACCATAAGGAACGGACTTTATCCGAATCCAGTTTTGAAAGGTCTTGCATAAGCCCGGTTTTCAGTATAGATATTCAGCACGTATTGCCTTGCTGTCATGATCCACTTGGCAGGTACGGAGATGAAGCTGAAGACAAAAGCCTTTATGCGACTCGTTTCCTTGAGCCCGAAAGCCTTGGTGTCAAGCTTGCTAATGATGGTCTTATAGAAATTGTGTATCAATGCCGTAAGCAGAAGGAATACAGTGTTCTCTGACATGAACGACTTGGGGAGCCTGTTCCAGCCGAATCCGTTGTTCATATCATCGAATATACGCTCTTTGCCCCCACGCTTGTTGTAAAATTCGACGATGTCTCTTGTTGATGAGTCATAATCGTTGGTAAGAATGGATCTGTAGGTGTATTCACCTTCCCACAAGTCAAGCTCTCCATCCATGCGCTTTTGTCTCTGAATGACAAGACGATAGCACTTGCCTTCCCATTTCTCAACAAGAATGGAATTGAGTTCAAACTGGATGCCGTTGATTTCCTCCGTCTTCCATCCCCTCAGTGAAAACAAGTCATCGTAGAGCGAACTGCATCTGTTGGCGCGGATGTAGAAGTGCGTGCAATGCTTCTCTATCTCACTGACAATTTCCTTCGAGCACGAACCACAGTCGGCTCTGAAGCGATTCACACGGATGCTGTTGGCTTCCAGTAGGGCAAAGAATCTCTTGTGGGTCTCAGCCTGATAAAAGCGCACATTTGTGTTGCCATCGCTGTTCTCGACATAGACAATCATGTCACCGATGACATATACGCCAGGTCTGTAGCCGAGGAACTTCTTGTATGTCGGTTTTGCATCATACTTCTCTGTTTCAAGGAACTGATGGTCGAAATCAACATCGTAGGTTTCCACCTCATTCAGTTCACCAGTGGAAACCAAGGCTTTTATAAGCAAGGCGTTGAGCTTGTCTGCCGTATTGAAATCATAGGTCTTGCCCTTATCGGAAGTATATGAGATGTTTTCCTGTGTCAGTTCCTTGATGGCTCTGAGGATGGTATCAGAGCTGCATGTGCGCAAGGTCGGATGATACGAGAGATGGCGCATCAGTTGTGACGTTACATCTTCCACGCATGAGCCGCCACAGAAATAAACGCTCATCAGCGAACGGACTATCTCGCTGAACTGATATCCGATGATACTGCTGCATCTCTGACCAAGTGTCTGGTCGATAATAGGTGAAAGCATGGAGTCAAATTGCTCCATGATTGAAAAAATTCCTCCAAAAGGTGTGAGTTTTTCAGATTTTATTTGTACCTTTGCCATGTCTTGTTACGATTTACGCTTGTTTTGATTTGCAACACTAAGATAAGTGAAAAATCTGACATGGCAAAATCCTGAGCAACTTTTTGTTGCTCAGGAACTTATAAATAAAGTTAAATCAAAGTGTTGCGGAATTAAGGTTTAAGTAAAATAACTATAGAAATTCCGTCAGAGATGGATGATAGTAAGCAGGAAATCATCGATTCTGTTCGTGAATTACTGAAGGATTACGAAGGAGTAAAGGTATATGAATAGGTTTGTAAACACATATAATGAGATTGTTGGCTTTCATCGCTATCCAACCGCTCCCCAGTTCTGCCTATATCTAGCGGCGAAACATCGTCACGTTTTTGTTATTAGGGCTTCATTTAGGGTGGAGCATAACAATAGACAACTGGAAATTAATCAGCAGCAAAATGAGATTAAAACTTATCTTTTGGATAAGTATGGAGAGCCTTGCAAGTTCGGTGATATGTCCTGCGAGGATATAGCCGAAGAGTTACTAACGCACTTTCATGCAAGTAGGGTGCAAGTTTTGGAGGACGGATATGGAGGAGCTACGATTACCGAGTAATATTAAGGTGCACTTCGCAGCCTGCGAAGTGCAAAACCAATTCCTGGCATTAAAAGAGTTGGGAGTAAATTACGGTCTATACACCGCTTATCCATTCGTTGAACGTCTCGTGTTTGGTGGGGGGTATCTCCTATAATGCCACTCAAGTGGCAGAAGGAAAACCCATATAAGGAGATTCCGAAATACATCATGGATAATATGAAGCACGTTATACAAGATAGCGGACTTTTCACGTTGATGTTTGGTAGCCAGCAAGGCAAGAAAGACGAGACTCTTATCAATAAGTGGTATGATGGTTTGGTTAGATATACCAATGAATATACGCAAGGTGTTACGATGGTTGAGGTGGACTGCCAAAAGGTACTGAACCCTTCTAAGGCTTGGGAGTTCCGTGAGCGTCTTCGTAATGATTGCCCTAACAATAGAATCATCAATGTCTTTCATCTAGAGGATGGGGCAAAAGGACTTGATCGGTTAATTGAATTTAGCGACTATATCGCAATCAGTGTTCCGGAGTTAAGAATAGCTGGAAAGGTTAGTCAAGTTCCAGCACTGGCGGCTTACATCAAAAGAAAGAAACCATCGATAGATATTCATCTCCTTGGTTGCACTGAATTGAAATTGCTTCGACAATGCAGGTTCTGCACAAGTGCTGATTCTACTACTTGGACCATCGGGAAAAGGTACGGATATATTGAAGGAAAGCATATTTCCTCAATCAATACCAAGAAGATAAAGCAGCATTATGGGGAAGATGTATATCTAAGAGTGCAAGAATACAACAAGAAAGAATATAATACGAACTTCTTGCTTCTTCAAGTAGATAAGTTGAAACATACTTATGAGAAAACTTGTGGATGTCAAGATTATAAAAATAAATAGCTTATGTATTACGTATCTAAGAAAATAGAGGTGGCAGCTTGCCACAAATTAAAGCTTTCGTATGAAAGTAAGTGCGCAAACCTTCACGGTCACAACTGGCACATCACTGTATATTGTAAGGCTGCAAAGCTGAACAAAGATGGAATGGTCGTGGACTTCAAGCACATCAAGCAGAAGATTCACGGCTATCTCGATCACGGTAATCTCAACGAGTTGCTTACTTTCAACCCTACTGCGGAGAATATCGCTAAGTGGATAACAGACCAAATCCCAGAGTGCTATAAGGCAGAAGTGCAAGAGAGTGATGGTAATATCGCAATCTATGAGGAGGACTAAGATATGAAGGTAAACGAGATTTTTTATTCCATTCAAGGTGAAGGAGCATACGCAGGTAATTCAGCTATCTTTGTGCGTTTCAGTGGTTGTAACCTCAAATGCCCATTCTGTGACACCGATTTCAAAAAGTATACAGAAATGGACGAATATGAAATTGTATTGGAGGTGATGAAACAATCATCTTCTTGCAAATTTGTTGTATTGACTGGTGGCGAGCCAACGCTGCAGGTTAATTCTAAGCTGCTGGAGTTGCTTCATAACAAAGGGTATTTTGTTGCGATGGAGACTAATGGAACAAATGAGGTTCCTGCTGGTGTAGACTGGGTAACATGTTCGCCTAAATGCCAATTCGTGAAAAATGGTGAATTGGCAATAAAGCAATGCAATGAGTTAAAGCTAGTATATACTGGCGAGAATGAGGTTACAGATTTCGGTATTAAGGCAGATTACTACTATTTGCAACCTTGCGATACTGGAGCAGAAAATGAAAATCGCTATATTGTAAATAGTTTGATTTGTTACGTTAAGGAAAATCCAAGATGGAAGATTAGTGTGCAACTTCAAAAAATACTGGAGGTGAGATAATGAACAGAAAAGAAGAAATTCAAAAGCACATCAAGGCTTTATTGCAGTTGATTGGCGATAATTCGGAGCGTGAGGGATTAAAGGGGACTCCCGAGCGTGTTGCGAGAATGTTCGGGGAGATTTACCGAGGTTATGACCCTGCACAGAAACCGAAGATTACCACATTCCAAAATGGAGTTGATGGTATTGTGTATGATAGTATGGTTATAGATGAAGGTACTTTCTATTCTATGTGCGAGCACCACATGATGCCATTCTTTGGTAAATATTGGTTTGCTTACATTCCAAACCCGAATGGTAAGATACTAGGTATATCTAAGATTGGTCGTGTCGTTGATTATTGCGCTGCTAGATTGCAGATACAAGAGCGATTGGGGCGAAACATCGTTGATATGCTTTCGGATGCCCTAGGTAAAGAAAATCCTCCTCTTGGCATCGCTATCGTTATGGAAGGTGAGCATCTTTGCAAAACTATGCGTGGAGTGAAAAAGAAAGGTATAATGCGCTCTTCGTACTTTGTTGGTGAATTTAAAAATAACAATGAATTGAGGTTGCAATTAGAGAATGCTATACGAGCCAGCAGGCAGGGTTAACCCCTGCCAGTGGCTTTAAGTATGCAATCACAAATGAAGTCGCTTTGGTTGCCCTCGATGGTTGCCAGTGCATCTAATACTTCCTGGGAGGCTGAGAAATAAAGTCGCTTGGCGCACTTTTTCTTTCGTCCAGAGCCTTTGCGTGCTCCACCCCAAGATTTGTTTGATGATTCGTTTAATTCACTCATAACGTTAAAAATTTGGTTGTATGAAAAATAATTCGTAAATTTGCAAACGAAATCCCAAAGTGGGGTGGTGGTTCGAGCACCACCCCTTGGAGCTTAGAATAATCTAATCGTAAATGATAAGATTTCTATTTTCCAAATCTTCAATGAAATTTTCAGTACGTTCATAAGACTTTGGGATTTCATTTTACTTTCCCTCATCCTCGGAGGGTTTCAGTAGATAAGGACTCTTCCCTTATTACGTTTGCAAAGATACGAAATTTATTTGAAATATGCAACTTTTTTCAAGAATATTTTAAATAAAAAACAAAGAAATTTTAACTATGCCAAAAGGTAATAACGAGAAGTTGCGGTTGCAGCGCATCGACATACAGAACCGCCTAGACATCATTGCTCCTCTGTACCGCCGAGGTTGGACGGAGCGAGAAATCACTGCGGAGGTTCGCAAGCGGCTCGACAGACCGAAATACAATCAAGCGCACTGCGACATTCAGCGGTTATTGAAGGAGTGGAGGGAAGAGAGACTGACCGACACGGACGAAAAGATAACAAGCGAGGTGGCAAGGTTGAAGCTGGTAATACGTGAAGCCTGGGAAGCCTGGGAGAAGTCGAAGGAAGACTACCACTTGCAGAAATCAACCCAGCATGGACAGCCTTTATTTGATGAGCGAGGAAAGCAGATTTCAATCGAGACCGTCAAGGCGATAATGTACGATGCCGAGAAGCGAGGATTCGGAGAACCACGCTACCTCGACATCATCATCAAGGCAGAGACGCAGATTTGTAAGCTGCTCGGACTGGATAAGGTCGTGCTCGACCTGAACGCAGGCTTCCAAGGCGGCATCGAGGTACGCTACATCAACTCGGGACATTCTTGCGCATCCAGCGAGCAGGAAGTAATCGAGCGTGAAGGATTGGATAAAGAATAATTTAACCATAATTTTGTTTTAAGTTTTTATTGTTTGAAAGAATGGCACTATTTGACGTTATTGGTGAACTCTATGATCCGAATGCGGACGTGAAGCCAAGGTTTCTCGTAAACCAAGGAGGCACGTCCTCGGGGAAGACATACACCATCATGCAGCGTCTTATAGTGCTTTCTTTTGAGCATCCAAGGGTAATTATCACAGTGTGCGGTCAAGACCTTCCGAACCTAAAGGTGGGAGCCATGCGAGACCTCGACACTATCCTGCACACAAGGGCAGAGTTGCTGGACTGGTTCAAGAACAACAAGAGCGACAGCAGCTACCGAGGGAAGAACGGCTCAATCATCGAGTTCAAGAGTTATCAAGATGCGCAGGATGCCAAGAACGGTAAGCGAGACTATCTGTTCGTTAACGAGGCGAACGGTGTGCCATACGAAGTGTTTTGGCAGCTTGCCATCCGAACACGTAAGCAGGTATTCATCGACTACAACCCAAGTGCAAGGTTCTGGGTGCACAACAACATCATCGGCAGGGATGATTGTAGATTGATCCTGAGCGACCACCGAAACAACCGATTCCTGACTGAGCAGGAACACAAGAAAATTGAAGAGATTGACGACCCAGAACTTTGGCGAGTATATGCGCGTGGACTAACCGGAAAGATAACCGGGCTTATCTTCACCAACTGGGGCATCGTTGACAAGCTGCCACCAAGGGAGGAGTGGAAGATGGAATGCAGGGGTATGGACTTCGGATTCACCAACGACCCAACTGCGCTGGAGCACGTTATATTGGCGCACGGAGAGTTATGGGTGGACGAAGAAATCTACCAGCCTGGAATGACGAACGATGACATCGCAGACCGATGCAAGGAACAAGGACGGACGAAACGAGACCTTATCATTGCGGATTCGGCAGAGCCTAAGAGCATTCAGGAGATACACAACCGAGGGCTGTGGATAATCGGCAGCACCAAGGGAGCGGACAGTATCAACAACGGTATCGACATTTTGAAGCGTTTTCGCATCAATATAACAAGACGCAGCCACGGCATCATCGGGAACATGCAGCAATACAAGTGGAAGAAGTCAAGGGATGGAGAGACCACGAACCAGCCTATAGACGCATTTAATCACGGAATAGACGCAATACGATACGTAGCCTTGAAGAAGTTATCCGTAGCAAGCCATGGAACGGCTAGGGCGCACGTATTGAGGCAAAGATAACGACAAAAAATATAAAAGCGTATGGATAATAACACTACATTCAAGTACTGGCTGGCAGTTGCTAGGCACACCAGCTACAAAATCGGCAAGCAGCCACGACCAGCGTTTGTCGGAGGGAAACAAGTGCCCGACAATCTCAACCAGTTATCAATCGGGCAGCTAATAGACCTTTCCCAGCTATCAGACAGCGAGGAAAGTCTGTATCAGATAGTGACAACCGTCCTCGGTCTGAGCCACAAGGAAGTGGAGCAGGCTAGGGCGGTTGATGTCGTTATGCTCATCGGCTGGGTAACAGCAGAGGTCGAGCGCATCAACAAGCTCTTCGAGAGCACAGACACAGCGAAGCCAACGAGACTGGAGAAGGAGGCAGGCATCGATACCCTGCGGTTCGGACTATTCGGCATGCTGGACTGGTATGCGGTAAGGATGGGCATCAGCGACCACGACCAAGTATTAAAAACGCCATGGCTTCGCATCTACAAGTGCATGGAAATGGACAACAAGAGAAGCGTGTACGAGCGAAACCTGCAGAAGTTGCAAGCGGAAGAAATGAAACGTAAATCTAGATAATTATGGCAACAATAAGGGAAACATTAAAGCAGTTGGCAGCAGACACGCTGCCAGACTACACCTACCTATTCGAGGACTGGGACACAGCAGACACCAAGCTGGAGAAACTGAGCTATCCGGCAATCGTCTGCATCATCCCAGCCAGCGGCACGACAGAGATACGCAACGGCAGGGTATACGACACCGTGAACGTTGCCCTGGCTTATCTCGACACCGTACCGAGGGCAGCGGAAGGAGAAGACAACGGAGAGTGCATCGACCGAATGAAGGTGGCAGGGGCGAGGATGATACGAGCCATCAACCAGTCGCACCAGTTTGAACCACTGGAAGGGCAGCAGTACTACGAGACCATCATCGAGCGTTTGAGCACGATCGTGTCGGGCGTAATGTACTCCCTGCAACTGACACAGAGCATAGGAGGGTGTGAGGTATGAGCAAGGGAGGTATTCAATTCGACCCCAAGGCGGCATCGCTCATCATGCGTGAGGAAGTGGAGAGAGCACGGCAGCTTATCATCAACCACATTCGTATCAACGGACAGAACGCATCGGGGCGCACAATAGCGAGCCTAAAGGTGGAGCAGCCCAGCGAGGAAGAAACCATCCTCTGGGGACACAAGCCATTCGGGGTTCTCGAAACTGGACGAAGGGCAGGAAAGATACCATACGGCTTCCGTAGCATCATCCGGCAGTGGATGAAAGACAAGGGGCTGCACGGCAGACCTATCCCCTACAAGACCCAGCGGCAGCACAAGTATACTCCACAAGAGCGTGGCGACATGAGAATGGCAGGAGCCATCGCGCACACTATCGCCAGCAAGGGTTCTAAGCTGCACCGGACTGGCGGCAGGGCTGACGTATACAGCAACGTTGTGACCGACACGATGAAGCGGCTCGAGCAGCGACTTATTTTCTTAATCCACCAGTCGGTGGGAAGTATCAAACTTAACAATGAGACGGTATGAGACAGACAGTGAACAACGGATATTCTTTTTTCTATCCAGATGAAGTGTGCTTCGCCTTCTTGCCTTGCATCATCAGAGCGAGTGGAAGCAACCTATCGTGTATTGAGGTAATAATCAGATGTTACAACAAGGAACGAGCCTACAATGTGGAGGCGTTCAACGGTGAGTGCATAACAGACTTCAAGACATACGTGCAAGCTCTTTTTGACGGACGTATCAATGCAGCCTATGATTGGACAATAAGCTATGACCCCAGCGTTCTAAACATTCTCATGGGTATCGAGGTCAACGCATACGATGCCGGAAACGTACAGCTTGCGAGCATCGATTTCACTACGAACATGGTTTGGGGCGCACCAAAGTATGGGGAGACGTGGAACGGCTACAAACGGCTTACATGGTTTACTCATTATCCGTTCTCCTTTGGCATATACTTAAGAAAGTTGAACACCAAACTACTAATCGGTTACGAGGGAGCACCCAATAAGCTACTGGAGATTCCGACTTACGGTATGATGGACTTCAACGCAAACACATTGCCGAGTGGTGCAAAATACTGGAACATATACGATTATGATGGAGAGATTCAGCAGGGAACGTTTGACAATACTTTCGACATTACTTTCAGATTAACCACCGGAGGTAAGCAGTCACTATTGTTACGCATCGACAGAGACGATTCTGAGAGTGGTATCTATCTGCGTTGGATTGACCGGCACGGATTCATCCGCTATTGGCTCTTTGCGGCTGGGGAGGAAACGAGGGAGATAGCCAGCGACCTGAGTTTCATACGCAACAATTTAGCCGATTATCTATACGGCTACTATGGCGATAATGGAAGAAGGCAGGGATACGAGCGTACGGATTCAATCAAACTTTGTGCTCCGTTGGTTGACAGTGATACGTTCGACATGCTACAAGACCTAGCCAGCAGCCCAGTCGTTGACATGTACCTAGGGGGAGACTGGACGCAAGAGGAAGACCAGTGGATGAGCGTAACAATCAAGGCAGGAAGCTACACGAAGAGCACAGCTTGCTTGCAGGATTTCGTGTGCGAAATGATTATTAACAACATTAACGTTCAGAGACTATGATAGACCAGCAACTTTACATTGACGGTGTTTTGATGGATTTGCCGGAGAACACCGATGTGGTGCTCGACATCAAGAGCAACCTTTTTCGTGACGTCACAAAAATGACCTCAAACTACACGTACACCATCCAGTTACCACGGACGGTGCACAACCTTTCAGTATTGCAGCAAGCGGACAGACCGAAGAGCGGCAGCAGATACCCTTTTATTTTCCACCAGTGCAGTTATTTCCGTGGAGGTGTGCAAATTATCAAGGACGGACGATTGAACGTGATGAGCATCGAGGAAAACATTGAGGTTTCAATTTACTGGGGTATAATGCCAGCGTTCACGAAGCTACTTGAGAGCGGAATGAAACTGAACGAACTGGGAGTGACAGACAGAGTGCTTTTTGAAAAGTACAACAAACCAAACACAAGGGAGGAAGCCGTGAACAAGGGAATATTCTTTGCTTATTACAACCCATACCGAATTGAAAGCAAAGATAACTTTGGTATTAATCTGGTGCAGAGGAATAAGTATACCACGACACAATACTCGGCTAGCCGTGGACGCATCAGAACTGGCGCAGAGGTCGGAAAGTACATCAGTGGAAATATAGAGAACGCATCGGACACGATTTGTGCTCTCATCCCCTTCTTGCCATCATCAACGGCAAATGTGCAAGCGCAAGGAAAGGGCGATTATAGAAGCTATGCAGTACTGGATAAGTACATGCGGGTTATATCCGTGAGCGGAGAAGATGAGACGCTGGAAGTATACACCATCAGAGGAGAGGCTAGAGCTGCATACCTCGTAGTGAATGCACCTGCCGAATATTACAGCACTCTGTCGCTATCAGTTACCGGGCTGACACCTATGCACGAAATGATAGATGGCGATAATAAGGAGGATTTCGTAGGCGATGATGTGGCGGTGGATGAATATAAAACGTCCCCAAAATTCTTGCAGCCATGTGTGACCGTAAACTGGCTATTGTCAAGGATAGCGAGGAAGTCGGGCGTATCTTTCGTTTGGCAGGATGATGAAGCAAAGAAGATGTTGAACAACCTCGTTGTGCCTATAATCAACAACAAGGCAGACGACAAGACGATCATCGGTAATCTGACCGCAGACGTTAAGAGCCGTGACGGACTGGGAGCACTTTCCTTTTCCGTCAACAACTCATTGACGTCAGTCACACCAAGCACTGGCAGTGATGTACAGAAACTGACGATAACGAAGGATTGCAAACTGACCTTTGATGTGCAAGTGCAATACTACGTCAGACATCAGTTTGATGACGCAGCGGAGATTCAGTTGCCTATGGGCGTGAAAATGACCGTAACAACACCAAGTACCACCGGAGGTGAGGCATCCACGCAGGAATACGAGTTCGGAGATTTGAAGTACGAGGATGGACAGGTTAAGTACCCGGTCGTACTACGCAGATATGCTATCGATGGCTATCTTTATTTGCTTTCGGCAGGGACAAACACTATATCGCTAAAGAAGGACGATGTACTGACGTTTGAGACTATCATGCACGGAATAAACACAGTCAACATGCCTTCCGTTTATGGCGGCAAAATCACTGCGAGCGTCAAGAGTGGGGACAGCGTTCCGATTGGTGGAAGTTTCCCTATCGGCATAAACCTGCCTGAAATCGAGGTAACAAACTTCATTAAGTTTCTAGCTTTGATAACTGGCTCGTTCCCTAGGCAACTGACCAACAGCACGCAAGTGCAGTTTATCATGTTTACCAGAGTTTGGGCAAACAAGGCGAACGCCTACGACTGGAGCGGAAAACTCATTCCGTATGACCGCCAAGGTGCACCACGGAAAAGCGAGTATTCCGTTTCAGACTTTATGCAACACAACCGCTACAAGTGGAAGGAAGACGAAGAGACAACCGGGGACTATGATGCAGACCTCGTAATCAGCAACCAGACTTTGGGCTATGAGCAGGACACATGGACGCTACCTTTTGCAGCCAGCGATGACAACCGCATACCGATAAGAACACTTGATTCTTTCGGCATGAAGAATGGTGGAGAGTATAAGGGATGCAAGGAGCGGATAATGACGCTAAGAGATGATAAGGAGCAAGCTGCACTTCGATTTGATATTGACCTTCAGAACATATTCGATACGAAGTACAAGCAGCTTGCAGCAAGTATCGCCAGGGCGCACGTAATCACGGAACGGCTCAATCTGTCGGACTTGGATATACTAGATTTTGACGAAACGAAGCCAGTGTACCTTGCCCAGTACGGAGCGTTTTTTGCGGCTTTGGAAATCAAGACAACAAACAGCGGATATTGCGAGGTTACAATGATAGAGTTGAACAACTAAAAGAAAGAACTATGGTAAGTGAAGACAGACAGCAGATTCTTGACATCAAGGTCAAGTACGAGGATGCAATCTATGGCATCATCAGATACAAGGAAAAGATAGACCAGCTGAAGGCAAGCATCAAGGACTTGCAGCAGCAGGAAAAAGACAAGACCATCACGACCAACGAGATGAAGGTGCAGACGGAAGCCATCAACGCAACCATCAAGGAGTATCAGTACAACGTGCGCACCTTGCGGAAGGAGATCCAGAACAACGTGCGCACAGAGAACGAGCAGGAAGGCAGCTTGAAGCAGCTGCGTGCCCAGCTTTCCAATGCCACTAAGGCTTACGATGAGATGAGCCGTGCCGAGCGTGATAGTTCCAAGGGTCAGGAGATGCAGGAGCATATCCAAGACTTGATAGAGGAGCTGAAAGAGGCTGAGGAGGCTACTGGAAGATTCCAGCGCAGTGTCGGCAGCTATTACGATTCCATGATGAAGGCGGCTGACGACCTGCAGAACACCGAGTTTTTCGGTTTTGATGTTGTTGATGATACTGGAATCGGAAAGGTCATGGAAATGGGAAAGTCCGTGGAAGACCTAAGGGTAAAGTTTGGTGCGTTGAAAAATACGGCTCTTTCCTTATTGACCAACCCTTATTTCCTCGCCATGGCAGGTGTGGCAGGTGTCGGAATGGCTTTCAAATGGTTCTATGACTACAACAAGGGCATAGAGGAAGCCACACGCAAGACCATGCAGTTCACTGGGCTTTTCGGTGACGAAATGAAATCAGTGAGAAATCAAGCCTTGGCAATCAGCGAGACGTTTGACGTGGATTTTGGCGAAACCTTGCAATCCGCAAATGTAATGAGCAAGCAGTTTGGCATCAGTGTATCAGAATCGCTAAAGCTCTTGCAAGATGGCTTTGTGGCTGGTGCGAATGCTAGTGATGAGTTCCTAGAGAACGTGAAGGAATACCCAACGTACCTGAAGGAAGCTGGATTGAATGCGGAGCAATTCGTGGCAATTTCAACCAACGCCACCAAGCAGGGAATATTCTCCGACAAGGGTCTTGACACCATCAAGGAGGGTAATCTTAGACTTCGAGAGATGACTACCGCAACAGCAGCCGCATTGGATGGCATAGGTATATCAAGCGAGAAAGTTCAGAAAGAACTGCAAAACGGTAGCAAGACCACATTTGACATCATGCAGGAGGTCGGAAACAAGCTAAAGGAGTACCCTGCTTCTTCAGCCAAGGTAGGAAAAGCCATCGCAGATATATTTGGAGGTCCTGGCGAGGATGCAGGTCTAAAGTACATCGAGACCCTCGGAGACATTGAGATGAACATGGATAAGGTCAAGGAACAATCCAGTGATGTTGCCAAGGCTCAGGAAAAGCAGGTGGAAGCCAACAAGCGTTTGAAGGATACCGCAAGTGCACTCTTTGACGTTACTGGTGGCGGCTTCGAAATGATGAAGGCTCAGGCGGCAACATTCGTGAGCAACCATCTAACGAAACTATTGAGGGCAATCATCAACCTTTATAACCAAAGCGTGGCATTTAGGGGATTGATTCAGTTGATAGGCTTTTCGTTTAAGTCTGTCGGGCAGGTTGCCTTGTTTGCCTTCAACATCATCATAGATGCCATTAAGCTTGTTGCAAGACCAGTGAGGGGACTGTTGCAGATGTTTGAGGGCTTTTTCTCCTTTGACGTGAATAAGATGCGAGACGGCTTCAACTCCATCTTTTCGGGTCTTGGAAATACAGTGAAGGAGGCTTGGGGAGACTTGAAGAAATTCGGCAGCGGAATGGCTGATGCTATCGTGGGTGGCATGAAGAATACTTTTAACCATGCTAACATCAAGATACCAGTCAGCGCAGATGCACCATCCATGGCGACCGCCACAACCGACAATACAAAGCTCAAGGACGGTACTAATATCGCCAGCACTACCCCTAAGACCAAGAAGGAGAAGGCAGCAGCCGACAAGGCGGCAAAGGAGGAAGCCGAGCGCAGGAAGAAGCAGGAAAAGGAATTGCAGGAAGCGATTGCGCTTATCCAGTACAAGTACAACGAGCAAGTAATGGACGCAAAGAAGCGATACCTTGCAGGTATGTACGACAACGAGCGAGACTACAGCAACGACCTCGAACAGCTGGAGAAGAACATGGTGTCACGAAGCATTGACGCATACGTGGCGGCAGGGCAAATTGGAGCGGAAAAGGCGCAGGAAATGCAGGCAAAACTTCTCGACATCATGATAAAAGCAAAAGCGGACTTGAAGAACCAGGCGAAGGAAATTGTGGACGAACTCAACAAGGAGTTCGAGGAAGCAGAGAAGAAGCGAAGGGATGCGGACATCATGAACGGTGGCACTGGAGAGGAAGACGATGCAGCCAAGCTGGAGAGATACAAGACTTTCCTTCAGAGCAAACTGGACGCATACAAGGACTATGCAGCCGTGCAGGAACAGCTCCAGAAAGACCTGAGCGATACTAACGTGGAAATACAAAAGAATGAGAATGATAAAAAGAAGCAGTTGACAGAAGAACAACTTCAAAACATGAAAAGCTATATTTTGGCAGTTGGAGATGCTTTTGTCGATTTCTTTAATAGTGAAGATAAATCTTTTCATTCTTTTCTGAAATCTTTACTTAGCTCTTTGCTGGATGCCGTAGAGATAGCCATGGAGGCACAATACATTGAAATCCTAGGAAGAGGCTTAGCTAAACTCGGATGGGCAGGCGTGGCAGACGCAGCAGCGAAACTCGCATTGCTTAAAGCAGCATTCGCAGGAGCGAAAGCACTCGTCAAGGGATTCTCCACTGGTGGCTACGTCCAAGGCTCGGGCACTGGAACCAGCGACAGCATCCCGGCAAGGCTTAGTAATGGCGAGAGCGTAATGACCGCCAAGGCGACTTCGATGTTCAGCCCGATATTATCCGCATTCAACCAGCTAGGCGGTGGTGTTCCTATCGTAGTTAACAACGGAGGCAGCAACATCGGTATGGATATGCTGGCGGCAGCTGTAGCAAGAGGGTATCAGATGGCTCCACAGCCAGTAGTGAGCGTTGAGGAAATAAACCGAACCCAGCGTAGAGTGCAGACGATAGAGAATATTGGCAGGATTTAAAGTGTAGTTATTTATTCAAGATTTGCGTTCTGAGCGGTTTTCGCTTGAAGGTGGTAAAGTTACACACCCAAGGCAATAAAAGCCGCTTAGAACGCAAAATTTCGGCTTGTTTAGAAAAATTAACTGCTTACGAAATAAACATATTGAAAAATATCGTATCTTTGCAGCGTTTTAAAATTTAAAAAATCACTATTCAATGGCAAAACTCAGAATATACAACGACATCGACAGCCAAGACAACAAGTTCTGGTATCAATGGTTGGGAGGTGATTGCGTATGTTTTCAAGATATAGATGCTTTTGCAGCAAGCATACCGAAAGACGATGATTCCATCGATATGCGCATCTTCTGCAATGGCGGCTCTGTGGTCGAAGGCTGGGCGATTTACGACCGACTGCGACAGAGCGGAAAGAAGATTTCCTGCACCGTGGAGGGCAAGGCAGCATCCATGGCAACAATCATCATGCTTGCAGCACCAAAGGAGAGCCGCAAGGCATACGAGAACGCTGCCTTCCTGCTGCATAATCCGTGGGTTCCTGGCTGGGGGTTGGGCGACCAGCTGAACGCAAAGGACTTGAAGAACCTGGGCGAGGAAATGCAGATGTGGCAGGATAAGATGGTGGACGCATACGTAGAGCGATGCGAGTGCGACCGGGAAGAGATTCAAGCCTTGATGGATAAGGACATCTTCATCAACACCAGCGAGGCTTTGCGCCTAGGTCTTATCAGCAGCACCGTTCCAGCACTCAGCGCAAGCGCATCTAAACGCAATATCGAAAATTTTATTAATTCAAAACAACAAAATCCAAAAGCAATGGAGAAGAAAACAGAAGTAAAGGCTTCTCTCCTCGACCAGATTCTCGCCAAGTTGGGCGTGAAGACACTGGAGGAAGCAGAGCAGGCGGTGGCAGAGCCGCAAGCCAAGGCAGAGCCAAAGGCGATGGAACTCAACACAGCAGACGGACAGACACTGACCGTTGAGCGTGAAGAGGGAGATCCACAAGTTGGCGACAAGGCAAGTCCGGACGGAACGTTTGAAATGCCGGACGGTAAGACAATTGTTGTCGAGGACGGTGTAATTACCGACATTCAGACCGCAGATAACACCGACAACAACACCGACAATGAGGGCGGTGAAGGCGGTGAAGGCGGCAGCGCATCAAGCACCGACAACGACACCGTAGCCAAGTTGCAGCAGCAGGTAGCAGCACTCAAGCAGCAGTTGAACGACACCAAGGCACAGCTGGCAAGCGCACAGAAACTCGCGAAGAGCAAGGAGGATATGCGCATCTTGAATGCAGTGAAGATGGCTGGCGGTGCGGAGAAGGTGCTGGCAGGCTTCAGCAGCCACTACCAGCCAGCACAGCGACAGCCAAGCGGCAAAGGCGCAGGCGACAACGTGAACGCTGTCGAGGAAGGTAAGAACGCCATCAAGGAGAGACTTGCCAAACTCCACAAAAAGGGCAAGAAGTAACCAAGTATTAACCCATTAAATCAAAAGAAAATAATGGCAGGATTTACAAAAAAGCAACTCGAGAACCTTAAACTCGAGCCAGAAAACCTCGCAAGCATCAAGGATGCCGTGCAGGAAACCTTCTACCAAGATGAGGATTTTTCTTCATTCGTGAACATCATGAAGGTCAAGAACGATGATCCAATCGCACTCATCGGTGAGATGGAAATGGTCGGTAAGGCAGGTGGCGGTTGCGACCCTACCTACGAAGAGAAGGGTATCGCCAACTCTCAGAAGCGTTGGGAACTCGGGCAGTGGGAAATCCCTATCAAGATTTGCTACGAGGCATTGAAGGGAACCATCGCTGAGTATTCATTGAAGACTGGCACAGCCATTGGCGACCTTACCAGCACCGACTTTATGACCATCTACACCGATGCACTCCAGCGAGCCATGCAGCAGATGATTTGGCGTTTCGGCTGGTTCGGTGACAAGGCGGCAGCATTGGCAGGTGAAGGTGGAGGCAAGCTGACAGCAGGGTCGGACGTTAATATGTTCAACGTCTGTGACGGTCTCTTCAAGCGCATCTTTACAGCCACAGCAGCAAAGAACCACACCACCATCGCAGCCAACAGCGAGACCACGGCAGCAGCGCAGGTTTCAGCATTGCGCAAAAAGGGTACGGCTACAACACTCGTTGACACCATCTTGATGGACGTGGACACACGTATCGTTGACGATAGCGATGCCGTGTTGCTTATGACACGCTCGCTTGCTGACGCATTGACCTACGACATCAAGCAGACCTACCACGATATTATGCCGTGGGAGAAGGTGTTCGATGGCTTCGATGTAGCGACCTACAACGGAGTGAAGATTGCTCGTGTCGGCATCTGGGATAGAATGATTAACGCATACGAGAAGGGCGAGACGACAGTCAACCTTCCACACCGTGCGGTATTCTGCAACCCGAAGCACCTTATGGTGGGCACTGATGCCGATGCACTCATCAGCGACCTCGACATCTGGTTCGACCAGAAGGAGCGCAGAAACTATCTCTATGCTACAGGTAAGATTGGAACGGCTCTCCTCGAAGAGGACATGATCCATGCAGCTTACTAATCGCTCCAAATTTTCAGTTTAGTATTAAGTTATTTTGACAATCCTCAACACCCACAAAACGGTGTTGGGGATATAACAATTAAAAACGAATTAATATGGCAACAACTTGCGAGAGCCTTATCGCCCAGGACATCATCATCCCTTGCGAAGACCAAGTAACAAAGGGACTGGAGGGCGATGGACTTATTATCAACCGAGACGACATTGACTTCACCAAGTCCGTTGTAGCGGGCAATATAATTAAAACATTAGTTTTGAAGACTGGCAAGAAAGCATACGCTATCCGGCAGGAAGGCAGCAAGCCATTCACTGGAACCAAGACCGAGCTGACCGTTGGCACGTACCGCAACAGCTGGAAGAACACCGTAGCAGTCGTGGTATTGGCTAACACACCTGACGTTTGCGCCAATATCATTGACGGACTGGCGAATGGAAAGTTCGTTATCATCCTTCGCAACCTCTCTAAGGGAGCGGAAGGAAAGGCAGAGTATCAGGTATTCGGATATGCGCAGGCACTGAAGGCAAGCGCAGGCGAGAACGACAAGTACTCAGACGATACCGAGGGCGGCTGGCTTATCACGCTGGAAGAGGAGAGCGTACCGAAGGCAGCTTATTTCTTCTTCGACACAGACAGCGAGACCACAGCAGCCAAGTATAAGAGCCTTCTGACGGAAGCAGCAGCGTAGCCTATGACATACAAGGAAGCAACAGCCAAGGTCGGGGAGTTGAAGGAACGTTTCGACAGTCCCTTTGATGCAACCGACAAGGCGGTTATCGAAACTCTTTACTTCGAGGTAACACGAAAGCGGTTTGTTCCGACAACCTGCCAGCAGTGTTACCACGATGCTCTGATAGAAATATATCTAAAACTCAAAAAAGAAAAGGCAATGCCAAAAACATGTAATTACGCAATGAAGGCAGGTTTTATCATTTCCTGCCCGGATTTCTACCATGGTAAGATTTTCACTAACGAGAACCTGACCGACAAGGTAGCGCATGAATATCTGACGAAGTACCCACACATGGAAAGCTACTTTCAGAAGATACCCAGCGATGAACTCATCGAGAACAAGCAGCAGCCAGAAGGCAGCGACAGCGGTGCAGATGATACCACCGGGAAAGATCCTGCCGAAAAAGCAGCAGGCAGCGACAAGAAAAAAGACCTCGACCAAGCCGAGAAAGCAGGCAAGGAAGAAGAGTAAAACAACAAGTAAAACGACACAAGCAGTATGAACGTTAAGACAGTTAAGAAGCCAAAGCGAAGGGTTGATATTGGCTACGTCAGCCGATTCAAGATGCAGGCATACGGATATGATAATCTATATCCGCAGAACCTCGCACGCATCACGGAAGCCAGCGGAACGGCAATGCTGTGCCTTAACCGCTACGCCCGATTTATTGAGGGCTACGGCTTCGATAGCGACATTCTAGCATTGTTGGCGATGAACCCACAAGGGGACACGGCAGACGATTTGCTCCGGAACGTAGCGCAAGACCTCGCACGCTTTGGAGGCTTTGCCCTTCATGTAAACTACAGCGTTCTAGGGCAGGTGTCGAGCGTGAGCCACGTACCCTTTGAAAATTGCCGACTGGAAGAGACAGACGACAAGGGGAGTGTGGCGCACGTCTTGCTGCATCCCGACTGGGAGCAGAAGAAAACGAGGAACGGAAAGCGGTTGATGGTGAACGACAAGACTATCGAGCGCATCAACGTTTTCAATCCCGACCCCGACATCGTTCTTGAACAGATTGAAAACGCAGGAGGCATCGACAGCTACAAGGGGCAGATTCTGTGGCAGAGCCTAGACGGACAGTTTATTTATCCTACAGCCAGCTACGATTCAGCCATCACGGAGATTTCGACCGATGAGGGACTGGGAAACGTGAAGATGCGAAACGTCCGCAACAACTTCCTCGTATCGTGTATGCTTGTAACAAAAAAGGGCGTTCCAAAGTTCGATGAGAATGGCGAAGAGGTGGAGAGCGGACAGATGATTTCCGATGAAGACCTTTTGCAGTTCCAAGGGGACGAGAACACAGCGAAGATTCTTGCTGTAGAGGTGGAGAACGAGGAAGACGAACCGAAGGTTGTTGCCTTCCCGACAAAAAACTTCGACAAGGAGTTTTCCGTGACCGACAGCAGCGTTATTGAACGCATCTACGCACAGTTCCACCAAGAACTCTTCTACTCCATCCGTATTGGCAAGTTGGGATTCAGCGGACAAGTTATGCAGGACGCTTACGAATACTATGCAGGCGAAGTGACAACCGAGCAGCGTTTCATCGAGCGAGCCTTCAAGAAGATTTTCAATAGCTGGCACGACCCAGCCATTCAGAACCTAGACCCCAAGCTACAGCCGCTAAAGTATATCAGCAGCGAGGTGGCAGGGAACAACACGATAGACTAATTGATTGAGCCTATGGGAGAACAAAGAAAACAACTTATCACGGTTGATCAGTTCCGAGAACTGGCACGACCGACCAGCACACACCTAGATGAGGATGATGTGAACGCATACATTCGGGAATGCGAAGATGCGAACATCATACCAGCCATCGGGTGGAAGCGGTTCAAGGCAGCGACCGAGCAGGGAGAGTGGGGCGATTCAGTATTGCCCGATTTCCAGCCTGCGGTCTTCCTGGACGGTGGCGAATACACCATCAAGAAGGAGGGCGATTGCAGCCAAGACGAAACCAAGGTGCAGAAGTACACCAGCGGAATACGCAAGGCACTCGCTTATTTCACGTATGCGAGACTTTTTCGTGCCGATGGCACAATTATAAGCCGAGCAGGTGGAATGCGCCACAGAGACGATTATTCAGACCATGTTCAAGACGTTTCGAGCAACAAGCAGTACAACGACATCATGGATATGGCGGAAAGATATTTATCAGATTCCCTTGAATACCTCAAGGCATTCACCCCGAAAGGGGAAGTGAAGGCACAGCGAGGAACGAGGGCACACATTCACGCAATAGGAGATTAATATGGCAACAATAAACGAAATTAAACAGCAGGCGGCAGCGGTCAAGAACGCTACGCAGGTGGGCGAGAACACAGCCGAGAGGGTAGGCGGTGCTCTCTATGGTCTTGCGGAGATTGCAGAGCAGCAGGACACCGAGCTTGGCAAGAAGGCAAACAAGATGGATATGGACGTTGAGCTTGGCAAGAAGGTTGACAAGGAGGAAGGCAAGAGCTTGATTGAAGATGAAGTAAAAGAGTGCTTCAAGGTAATCGAGAATGAGGAGTTTATCCATGCAGTAATAGATTCTGAGGGTAGACTTCTCTTTGGAATCTACAGAGCAACTGGAAAGCCATATTTCCCTCTCAATGAAATGTATCACGTTGAGCAGAATGAAGAGTTCTTCGCTGTCTGGCTTGATGCTGCTAATCATGTGCTCCTTGGTATCAGAAGAGACGGAGAAATCATTGGAGAAATCCATGCAGTTAATGCCTTGAAACAAGTTGTCTCTCAGCTTCAATCAGACCTTGCATCATTGCAGGAGAAGGTAGGTACAATAGATACCAACCTCAAAGAACTTCTTGACGTTTTTTCTTTGCAGGATAACGAGGAATATCTTGCAGTTGAGCAAGATGCAGAAGGCAAGGTATTGTCTGCAACAAATCCTGATGGTTCAAAATTATTTTACACTCCACTGATTCCTAAATCTTCAATTGAGTTTGATGATAGGACAATATATGAAGATGAGGTGGAAGGTTACAAAGAACTACTGCTTGATTCTGATAACAAAATTCTACGCTATACAGATGAAAATGGAGTTATACATGAAAATAGAGAAATTGTTTTCAGTTCTGCTAAATTAGGTTCAAGTAAGTCTGAAAAGGAGTTGACTGTGCCTCGTTCAATGAATCTTCCAAAGTATGGATATACAGATATAAAAGAAGAAACTTTTTATTTGACAGCTAATGCAGGATATTCTGATAAGGATGGAATTTTAGCTATGCTCGTCCATGAAGACACGCAAGCTAATGCTCAAAAAGGATTGACTCCCTATAAGTACTTTGTTAAGTCAACGCTTCAAAATACTGATGGTGTATATTCCGTGACATCTGAAAGTGTGTCTTTGAATTTCTATGTTCCTTCTGATGTAAAGGAGGTTGGAGGAAAGTTTTATGTAACGTCCTCACTTACAAAGGGTAGTGATGGCTCATACACCGTAAATCCAACTTCTATTGAAGTTACAAAAATTGTAGATAAACCTAATGTAGGAACATGGGAAATCAGTAAAAAGACAAAGCATTGGTGTGTAGTTGACATAGACTTTGGCAGCTATCTTAAAGGAACATATAACGTATTGGTTTCCTTTCAAGGGGCATCAACCTTATATAACAGACAGAAGAACTTGAGATATGCTTTTGTTAAATCAGATTATAAAAGCAAGGTGAAATTGAAAATTGGAGAGTTGCTGAAAGTGGACAAGTTCAACTTGAAGTCTTATTACTCTGATGATACAAAACTGAAAGAGCCAATTATCTTTCGTCTGTATTTACAAGCTAAAGAATTACGTAATTTCAATGAGCAATATCCATGGAGTTCTTCATCCATCATTGCAACTGGTGCTACTGGTATCATTAAATCTTTTCCTGTATGCACATCTGTAGGTGGCGAGTTCTATGGTGTTCAGTTCTTTGGCTATAAGAAAGACGAGGTTAACTACATGCTCTCTGGTGATGAAGATGGAATGATTATCAGCGGAGGCGTAGGCTGTAACTGGGCTAAATTTGACTGGAGTACGTGGGAAGATGAAATGAATGATGACCCAACGGAGAGTAACAGAGTAGCTGTAGAGAAATTCTACCAATTCATTAACGGTAGTGATTTCACTAAGGAAAACGCTCCTAAGCACATGAATATTAATGACTGGATAGACTATTTCATTTTCATTCAGTTGTTCAGGCTCAGAGATAATGACATTCACAACCTTATTCTCTATAGCGGAGCAGACAAGAAAATTTTCTCTCCATTCCTTTACGACTTGGATTTATCATTCTCTGTTTACAGCTTTAACTTGGAAGCAGACCCAACAAATACAGTTTGGTTAAAGCTGAAATCATTGTATTGGGAAGAGATATGTGCAAGATACAAGGAACTCAGAGGTTCCGTTCTGACACAAGGAAACTTCAATATGATAGTCAATGACCTACAAAGCAGCATTGATTACTCTGACTTTGAAAAAGGAGTTAAGAAATGGGGAAAAAGAGATACTAAGGTGACAACTGGATATTTGGAGGAATTATTCGGTGAGCTACTAAAAACGTTTGATGTATATTTTAATTTAAATAAATAATTATGGGAAAGTGTTTGATAACAAAAATGAAGGGCAGTGTTAGTGGTGCTGACCGGCCTATTCTTGGAAAGATTAGAATTAAGTTGTTGGGCAAAACTAATGACAACAATTCTAATAGTCAAGGCTATATTCAAGTAAAAAACTCCAATATTGAATGGGCTGGTGAAGAGAATGTAGTAGAACTTGGTGATGGTGTGCGTACTATTTATTTCAATCAGCCAAAGAGTGGTATTGTATATTGCTCTGATAAAAAGAATGTTAGCGAAATAATTACATCTTGGATGTATGCTGCAGATGTCAAGTTTGAGGACTTGAATAAATATTGCAGAAACTTAACATCTCTGTCATTATCTAACTCTGGACAGACTGGAGATTTAAGTGAGATTGCTGATTTGAAACTGACAAGATTGTTTTTATCACATAGTGAAGTTACTGGTGACATTACATCATTGCCAAACAGATACTTGTTGAATTATCTGGATATTTCTAACAATAAAACAATTTCTGTTAATACACAAGACTTATCTATCTGTACTGGTCTCACAAGTCTTTTGCTTTTTGATAGTATGGCTGCAGGTGATATAACGAACTTGTCTATGCTCACAAACTTAGAGGAACTTACTGTGAATAAAACGTCTGTTAGTGGTGATTTGTCTTCTCTTGCAGGACTTTCTAAGTTGTATTGGTTTACAAACTGGTATCTGCAAAACACTTGGAGCAGTCAGGACTTACGACCATCAAGTAGCAAAATTATCTCTGGAGAATTCAGATTTGCAACAGCGACTGATACAGATAATTTCTTGATAAACATGGCTAAGTGTCAGGCATCAGAAAGGAAACAAATCTATTTTCAGCAATCCCATCGCACAAGTGCATCTGATGCAGCAGTTTCCACCTTGCAAGGAAAGGGGTATACTTTATCGCAATTAATTACTGATTAATAATATTTCTAGAATATGGAATTGAGAAAATTAACAAAACCATTCAAGGTAGTTCACGAAGGCAAGAACATTATTCTTCCTTTGACAGAGCAGGGTGACAATGCTGAGGTATACCCATCGGTGAATGCCACCGCAGTAGAGTTTGATACATACTCAGAAGCTAAGGCTTACGTAGATGAGCATAACTTGGTGTATGAGGAGCCACAGTATGGGGAGTAAACCATATAGTTAAAGAAGAAGGGAGTGAACTCTAAGTCACAGAGTTTACTTCCTTTTAGAAGCAGAAGCACTATGTGGAGAAAAATCAACAGCCGAGACATCCTCGGCTTATGCCTGTGGTTCATGGTTGCCCTCGTAATTGGTTGGGTAGCCTACACCATAATGATAGCGAGAGAGATATATCAGTTTTTTCGCTATCATTTGGAGCGATTTGAACTCTAAGTAGCTGAGTTTGTAAATTTAAGAGTAAGACGATATGAAGAAAAATAAGAAACAATTACATGAAGCACTGGCAGTGCTTCTTACTAAATTATCATCGGCAAGGGACAATCCCTTGCTGATGGATAACTACGTTACGAAAGCCTTGCGCACGGTTCTTTTAGAGTTCAAGGAATCGGGCGAGCTTCACGAAGCATACAAGGAACAGATACAATCCACGCTGGAGAGTGACAACCCATGGGTAGCTATGATGATGAAGTCAATTGGCGCAGACCCTACTATTAAGAACGGCATGACCGATGAAGCCATTGACGGCATGATAGATTCGATGTTGGGAAACGATTAAAACATTTTATTTATGAATGACAAGGAGAAAGAACTATGGCGAGTTATAGACAACGTAATCAAGTGTTGTGCTATTGAACTTCAGAACGGAGAGTTGAGCATTACGAGAGAAGACGTTCTCGGCAAGTCTAGAGCTGAAAATCTCGTAATGGCAAGATGTATGGTCGTTGAGCAGATGATACACGCAGGATTCAGCATAACGACCATTGCGACCGTTCTGAACCGCACCGTTTCAGCAGTGAGACATCTGAGCAAGATGTCTTACACCTATATCAGTACGTCTCGAGTTTATCGACTTGCCACGGCACAAGCGACCCTTCTAAACAAGGACGTAGAGCCGATTTGCATTTAAGAAACAAAAAGAAAATAACCAAAAGCGTTCTTTGACAATAATTCGATAAATACCCCTGCACTAACTTTTTGGAGCGAGCCAAAAATCAGAGTAACTTTGCAGCGGATTCCAATATTTGGCTTCCGTAACGTAATTAACTCAAAATTTTATGGCAGACACTATCGAGAAAGTTTATTGCACTGGGGACGGTGGCAATGACAACCTAGCAGCAGCCTTGCTCGCTAGAAGTAACAACAATGACCCTATGGCGCTTATGGCGGCAATGGGCGGTGGTATGGGCAACTGGATGAATAACCCGTTTGCCTATATGATGATGATGGCTTGGATGCGAGACTGGAATAACCGTGGCGGCAACTTGCAGGACACGGAATTGCAGAATCAGATTGCGAGCCTTCGCACACAGATGCAGGACGGCAATAATACGGCTCTCCTGATGGACGCAGTGAAGGGCAACAACGTTGCTCTTGGTCAGCTGGCGCAGAATCTTAACTGCGATATGAACCAGCTGCAGAATGCAGTCTGTGGCGTGCAGGCGGCTATCCAAGACGTAGGCGGTAGAGTTGGTTTTAGTGCAGAGCGTGTAATCAATGCCGCTAATTTGGGCGACTTGAACATCGTGCAGCAGTTGAAGGACTGCTGCTGCCAGACCCAGCAGAACATCATCAAGATGGGCTACGACAACCAGCTGGGGCAGAAGGACATCGAGAACTCGATGCAGCGAGGATTCGATTTCAACAACCGCAGCATAGAGCGAGGCTTCTCGGCACTCGGTTTCCAGCTTCAGCAGGACAAGTGCGACATCATCCGCTCGAACCAAGACAACACCCAGCGAGTTATCGATGTACTTAACAATCACTGGCAGCAGGATTTGCAGCAGCGGTACAACGATGCACGCCTGGAGTTGAGCCAGCAGCGACAGAACGCTGAACTTATTGCAGCGTTGAAGACCACCACAACCACCACTGGAGCGTAGGCGGTCTGAACAAAATCTATCAAGGGGCAACTCGCTGTTCTATCAGTGAGACCCCTTTTTGTCTATTTATCGAATTATCTAAAAAGAGCGCATCATGGAATTTAAGAATATACAGAGAAATCACCCGGTCTATCTGCTAGACAAGCAGACGGTGGAAGTTAAGGAAGGCAAGGTCGTAGACAACCAGCCGCACATCAACACTGGCATCGCAACCATTTCCAGCAGCGGACAGCCAATGCGAGACGTAACAATCGAGGTGGAGGGAAAGCAGACCATCTACACCATACCCGAACACCTCGGAGTTACCTTTGCAGGCGAAATCGTACTGGCAACCGACAAGGCAGACCTTTTGCCCGAAGTTGGGAAATTGGTAAATGAAGCCGATGAGATAATCAAGGCATACGAGCCAAGCAAGGAGCGGAAAGCCAAAGGCGAGGAACTTCTTGCAGCTTTGAACCCGGCAATCAAGGAGAAGCAGGAAACCGAAAAGCGTTTCAAGGCACTTGAGGGCGATATAAGCGGCATTCGTGGCATGGTTAAACAGTTACTCGACAAACTAGGATAGGAGGGCGCACAATGAAGAAAATAATCGTTTTGCGCCATTCTTGCGACAGCGAGGAAGAGCGACACCAGCACCAAGAGAGCGGCATCATCCACGGCTTACCATACGAGAAGGCAGCAAAGGCACTCATGGGAGCCAGTGGGTACGTGGCATACGTTGCCAAGCACGGCTACCACTTCACGAAGCAGCTAGCAATCAAGGCAAGCGAGCAGATGAAGAACGTAGACGGAACGAGCCATCGTTGGACGGTAGAAGAAATCCGGCTGGCAACAAACAACGAGATAATCTCGAAGGGCACGACCCTCGGGGATATTCTCTATTTGGCTAATATGGCTTATGCGGACTTCTACCCGAAGGTAATCAAGACCGAGAGCGACTGCGTACAGTATGCTATTGCCGTAGCCAGTGATCCGGACGGATACGAGGGTATGGCATTCTGCAGGTGGACAGCAGACATCATCGGGAAGGGCGTTACCATCGACTGGGAGAAATTGGAATAACCAAAAAAAATAAATTGATATGAGCGAAGTATTTCACGATTTTCAGGTGCACCACCTAAATCTGTGCGCCCTAGTAATTTTTATCTGTTTCGCTACAATTCTGATAGCGATGACAATTGACCTGATAGCAGGCATACAGAAGGCGAAGGAACTTCATGTTGCAAGAACGTCAACCGGATTGAAGAAGACGTGCGACAAGGCGAAGAAGTATTTCCCGACATTCGGTATTGCTTCGCTTATGGACGTGGCTACGTGTATTATCTCTCCCTTCCCTCTGTTCGCCATTGCCTGGACGGTGTATCTGCTTTTGTGTGAGTTTAAGAGCATCCGGGAGAAAGCGTACGAGAAGGCAGAGATACGCAAGCAAGACCGAACGATGCAGGTGATTCTCGAGAACAAGGACGAAATTGCGAAGGCGGTTGTCGAGATTATGAAGGAAGAACGAAAGAAAGGAGGAGATAATGAGGATAACTAGAGCGCAGCTTTTAAAGGTAATGCCGAATGCAGGCAGCAGGGCAGACACCTACCTTCCAATCATAAACGGATGGGCAGAGCATTTCCACATCAATACGAAACTTCGCATGGCTCATTATCTTGCGCAAATAGCGCACGAATCCGGTGAGCTCAGATACACCAAAGAACTGGCAAGCGGCAGAGCCTACGAGGGCAGGAAAGACCTCGGCAACACCCAGCAGGGCGATGGCGTGAAGTACAAGGGCAGAGGATTGATACAGATAACCGGGCGAGCCAACTACCGGAAGTATGCTAATTATTGCGGCTTCGATGTTGTGGGCAGTCCCGAACTCCTGGAGCGTTCTCTGGGAGCAACGAAATCCTCGATGTGGGTATTCGACACCTTCGGCTGCAACGAGTTGGCAGACAAAGACAACTTGAAGGCTATCCGCAGGAAGATAAACGGAGGCTACAATGGACTGGCAGCCTGCGAGAAGTATTTGAAGCGAGCCAAGGAAGCCCTAGAAATCAAGGTGCTTGCGTAATAAACATATCAATCTAACGTTCATAAAGTATGGAAAATTCAAGAAAAGGGCGAAATTTGCGTTCTGTGGCGTTATTTTTCGCAATGCTTATAATTACCCCACTTTTGATTTTTGGCTGTTCCTGCGCCAAAACAGCGCAAAATAACACAGTTTATCACGACAGCGAACACACCAGCGTAAGACGTGACAGCGTGAACCAGCGACAGATCCACTGGCAGGACACCCGGCAGCACGACAGCGTATTCAAGCAGGACAGTGTGCTTGTCTATATCAAGGGCGACACCGTAATCAAGGAGCGGTGGCACAATCTTACGACCACCAGATGGAAGACAACGACCAAGACGGACACCATCGTGGGCGACATCTACAAATTCGTGACCGACACCGTGAAGGTCAAGTATTACGTCAACCGATACAAGACCAAGGAGGTGGAGAAGCCAGCGAGCGCATGGCACAAGATAAGGCTATTCATTGGCGATTGCGTGTTGTTATTCCTGGCAATCTTTGCGGTTTGCTGGATAAAGGAGCGCATCAAGAAGAGAGTTCAATAGGTTCAATCATAATATCAATCTTTAAAAGGGCAGGAAGCGCAGGAGAGCGTTTTTCTGCCCATTTTTTGTGCGTAGAACACTTTTCATTGAGAGAAAAGGGGTAGGGGTTATGAGAGTTAGATTATATTCATTCTAGCTAATGCGTGCAGGTTATTATTATATAGAGCGTGGAAAGCGTACCGAAAACAGCCTAAAACGTACCGAAAACGACCGAAAATATCCGTGCTTACGACATAAACAGCCAATAAAAGTTAAAATATTAATATCTTTCGGGAAAAGTTTTGGTGGAACCGAAAAATATTAATATCTTTGCATCGTGTTTAGGAGATAAGCACAATAAACATTCAGTAACTAAGCCCTAGGCAGCACGGTTAAGCCAGAGAAAAATGAAAAAGTCAAATTCAAACATTTTAGAGTTCACTACAAAGTTCATCAACTCTAACTTCCGTATTAAGGTCTTCGGACGCACAGAGGATGGCAAGAAGATAAACACACTCGTGGGAGTAAGCGGTATCTTGAAGCTCATCGGTGCAGAACTTTTTAACAAGTTCATCAAGCGAGCATTGAAGATGGCACAAGATGTTTGTATCTGCAAATTACGTAGAGGACTTCAAGTTAGTTTATATTCAAAATAAGACAATTATGGAATGGAGAACAATCAACGGGTATGGTGGAGTTTACCAAGTTTCTAATACTGGGGTCGTTAAAAGACTCCACCATGTTACGATTAACAAGAAAGGTGTTGCAATGACATTTAAAGAAAAGCGAATAAAGCCATTTAAAGATAAGTATGGTTATATGCACGTTTGTTTACAAGATGGCAAGAAACGCATAAATTGCCAAGTCCACAGATTGGTTATTTCTGCATTTAATCAAGGAGACACCAGTATGCAAGTAAACCACATTGATGGAAACAAGAAAAACAACCGCATTGAAAACCTAGAATGGGTAACACCAAAAGAGAATATCGAACATGCGGTAGAGCACGGACTTCGTGGAGATAATAACAGAAAGTCAATACAGAAACTTGTAAATGGTAAGATTACAGATACTTATATTTCCATCACGGAAGCTGCAAGAGTAAATCGTATAAGCAGACAATCTGTTTTCAGAAGTCTAAGAGGACACGCGATGAAAGGTGGGGTAATGTTCGTTTATTCTAACAAGGGAATATAAACAATGGCAAGAGCAAAATATTACATCAAGAAACAGGTTGAAGGCGAGGAAATCGAGGAGTTGGCAAACTTTACACGCAAGGACAAGGCAGAGCAATTCTTGAACGGCTTGTTTAGGGAATATAAAAAAACCGATAATTTTTATCCTCACTGGGTACGCCAAGGTTATTTTAAGTCTGAATTTGCATGCTTAGGAGTGAATTGTACAACAGAGTATTGGATTGAAAAGTATTAATCAGCAGGGCGCAAGCCCTGCACAATATATCAATATATGAAGGAATACGACAAGATACCAGCACAAGCAGTGGTCGAGGTGACGACCAGCTGGGGAAGAACCTGCCTGCGAGAGATTGGGCGAGACCTTAAGGAAGGCATGGTGCTCGATGGCTATTATTATCCGGTAAGCAAGGCTTTCGATTTCGAATGGAAGGGAGAGGGCGCAATGCTGTGGATCGGGGACAACGGAAGGCTTGTCAGTCTTGGAGAAGGGCAGAAGCATAAATACATGATGCTTGGTCGTCTATTATCCGATTGCAAGTACTTCCTTCGCAACCCATACGAGCGACACCTCTATTTCCCGAGCATCGCCCGGCATTGCAAGGAAATGCGCCAGTACTGGATGGAGTTGAATATCAAGCCGGAGTGA